GCCAAATACGATGACAGGGGCCGATCCCTGCCAAAGATCCCCACTCCGTCTGGACAGACACTGATATTGTGCCATCACTGCGGATGAAAGGGGATGAGCGCGTCGAGGCTCGCACTCAAGCGACCAGTACAGAGTATGTACCAAAGACCGCTCTTCCAGTATGTGCTAACACTGGGCCACCAAGGCGAGGGGAAACTCATAGCCTTCTTGCTTCTCGATCATATCAAGATAGAAGAGGTCATAATCAAACTTCACCCTCTCCCCGGCTTCCTTAACTTGGCGTGCAAAGTCTTCCACACTCTGCCTACCATGATGCGCCATACAACGCATCGCCCCGTCAAGAATGTCCCTCTGGACCCGAAAATCAATCAGGTTCCCGCGCTCAGTCCACTGAACCATGCGCCATATGACATCCTTGGGGAGCGGACACATCATAACCCCCGCCTCCTCTCTGAAGTTCAACTTAATGAACGACAAATTCTTCAGAGGCTCCAAAGGTATGATTCCCACTCCCTTGCTCGCCGATGTGACTTTCATTCCCAAGCCAGCCGCCACCTTAAAGACGGTCTCCCGAGAGAAATATTTCACATGACGCGCAACGCTGCAAATCACGTCATCACCATACGTGATAGCCCTCACTTCCCGATTGAACTGTTCAAAGTCCAACGACAATCCGGCCTCTCCCCTCCCATACAAGTACGAGAGAAGAATGATGAAAACGTTCGTGACTGAGTTAAATATGTCCGTCATTGGATTACCGGACTTGTTCCCCTGCTCAGTCAGGAAAACAGTCTCGCGACACAAGACATATGAGTGTTGCAAAACATGCAACAAACAGTGTCTTTGCTGCTTCGTCTCTTCGGGCAGACAACAATCTGTCACCGCCCTAAAGAAGTCGAAAGCGATGGGTGTCACACTACCATCATAATTGGAATAGTCAACATCAAATCCAATATCGCTATTCCCACGAAGACCCTGCCACATAGCATTCCATACGGTCTCCTTATCAATACCAACTGCACACATAGTTTCAAATCCAGGATTGGCCTTCATATGATTGAGGAATGGTCCAAAATACTTACGCACCAACAAACTAAATTCCAGAGGTGGCATCTCAAAAACACGCGTCTTCCCAAGCTTAACCTTCTCAATCGCACGCAACTCATCCTTGTTTGATGACACCCATAAGAAGACTGGCACGTTACCTATTGTAATTTCACGATCAGCCTCCTCATATCTCTCCACAAAAGTGGAGTCCAATTCCGGAATGACAAAAGTTTTCGCCTTCTCAGTCCACGTATAATGGTCCTCCCTATCCATCTCAAAAACTTCAGTCTTTCCATGAGTGAAATACTTACTCCAGTACCCTGTTGACGTGTGCATATTGAGCTTATCCATAATGCCATGCCCATTGATAGCTTGATCATCGGTCCAAGTCTCTGTAAACTTTGGGAACTGTTGTGCATAGAACTTCACGCACTTTTGAAAGATAGCATTCCCAATACATTTATTGGGCTCACTAACATACTTCACGCTAACATTTGATTCCAGGGTGTTAACATAAAGAACATCAGGTTCCTCACCAACTTTCACGACGCCCTTCGCTGACGGACGCCACTCATCAGTCCACTCCTTACTACGCAACCACCTAACCTTTGTGGTGCGCAAAGGCACATGCACCTCCAATGGGACATCATTGACGACGCACTTGCCAAGAACTGGAGCATCAGTCAACCATCCCTCAGGAACAACACCATCCCCAGTAAGACCCCCAGTCTGCGTCACATGGAGAACTGGATTAACCATACGCTCAAGCTGTGCCAGAGCTATTTCAATGTTTTCTCGCACAAGCTGCGTTCCTCCACACGCACTATACGGAGCGTGAAACATGGCACTATGTAGCGCAACAAAAGGAGCCTGAACGCCTGAACTACGACAAATATATGGACGGCCACAATCACCATAAGTGGTCTTTTCCTGTCCAGCGTACTTAGCTACGAACATCTCCATCTCCTCAGTTTCCTCCAAATTGTCTAAAGTTCCATAAAACCGAGTCTCAACGCGCACAGCCACATCATCTCGTACACGATTGGTTGCCGATGCAAGAATGGTACAATCAATCTCCTGCCCAGTGTACCTCTTAACCTCTTTTAAAGTTGGAATGAGACCAATAAGCTTCGGAGTTCCCGCCATTGGAACACCAAAAAGATAGACAATGCGCAAATCAATAGGACTTCCCGAAAGTCCATTTACACGCACACTATTAGTGGCATCGAGAGCAAAGGGAAACTTTCTCCCTTCCGGCGTGATCAAACGTGCCCCAGCAACTTTATCATGTTTGTTCTGACGTAAAAATTGTTCATAAAAATGGTTAGGAAGAAGAATATATCTTCCTTGCATTACAACGCAATGCATACCATTCTGTCCATACTCCGGATCATCATAGTGATACAATTCAATCCAACGAATACACTTTCTCACTTTCTCAAAAACACCATTGTCCGTCAAAACGGGCTTCACCTTCCCAAGAGAATTTTTCGTCCGCACAGCCACGTTTCCATCATAAAGAGACGCTTGTAATTCGCCTCGCAACGTTCCAGTCATAGCTTTCCACGCTAAGACACAAAGTCCAATACACGAAGCAACAACACCAGCTGCGGCCAGCCAGCTAACAAAGCCTCTCCACACTGGTGCTTGGTCCTCTGGAAACATTGCACCAGCTATTTCACAAATATCACGACGCTTAATTGCAGTGTCCAGATCGACACCAAACTTAGGCCCACCTAAGCAATTGGCCATTTTACGTACATCTTCAGACAACACCTTCCAATTTGCTTCTAGAACTCCTTCACGATGATCATGTTCGACTGCATTTACGAGCTCATCAAGGCGTTCCGCCGAGACAATGAAATGGTCACTCGCATCCTCAAAATCTCCCACTGAACTATCCCCTTGCAACTTTCCAATACACTCCTGAACTTTATTAGTTTCGTTTGTATACTTCTTGTAAGTAACAACAAGATCCTCAACAATTTGGTTCATACTATAACGGGTTTTTACTACACTACCACCGGACACAGTCATTTTATGGAAAATCCAATGCTTATCGCAAAAATCCTTCATATCTTGCGCTGTCTTCAAAACACCGGGCTCCAAATCACTAAGGAAAGTATCAGCTTTACTCTTATTCGCTTCAACTTCAAACATGTTTTCCATGACTCTCTCTTCCACAGCAACTGGATTATTCAAACCCTGGATCCCAGTAAAATTGTAGGTATTGGATGAAATACCCAAAGCAACAGACACAAACTTATCCTTCTTTCCCTCGATGGCTGCCTTGGGCACTGCATAGTCCTCTGGTGAAACCAATGTTATAATTCTCTGCGCATCCTCCGGTCCAGAGATAGTAAAAACATCATCAAGATTCGCAACCATTTGACCATTATAACCCTCCCAGTGCTTTACGTCAACTCCGGGTATCGCATAAACCTGTTCCTTAACATCCCCGAATTTGCACAATCCCGCAGCATTAAGAAACAAAGCTGGAATTATATGGTGTTGCAAATACGACTTACCCTGCTGGGATTTGCCATAAAGATACCACGTCGTGGGCCTTATCCGAGGACGCACTCTACTTTGGGCTTCCAACTTAACAGCTTGGTTTTGTACCTCCTCAACATTTCGCATCAAGTCAACTGGCATCCTAAATCCTGCAGCAGACATTTTTTTAAAACGCGTCGCGGATTTAACGAGAGGTGTTAATATCTCCAACCTATCCCACTCAATAGTCTTCCTAATTGCTGCGAACTTTGTGGCAAATGCAATTTGCTCCGCTTCTGTAACCTCCGCAAAATTCTTGAGCATACCAGTACCTTCGAACACATAGTCAATAACACTAGTGACAAAAAGAGCAACACGGGATCCAACTGTTTGTCCTTCCGACAGTTCCCGCAAGGACAACATCAACATGGACAACGACGTACGTGACGTGCCAAATCCAAAAATTCTCAAAATGACACCAATCACTCCCGAAGTCATAGCAACACAATGTTCACTCACAAATTCAAACCAATCTCCGCCCTGCAATACTCCAGTCTTGCGCACTAACTTCTCTAGTTGTCGCACTAGTACGCAATCCCTTCCTATATGCTGGGAAAATAAATCTATGAGTTTCCAAACGCTCAAAACCTGAACAACACGTGTACCCCCCAAACTCAAAACCGCATGAACAACATCTCTTATAGTTGTCAACATTTCATATGCACGTCCCAGGGCATTTCCTGTTAAGGAGCTAGCCTTCGCTTGAATAGCATCCTCAACCTTAGCAAGCTTAACTGCTGCCATATCCGTTAAATTCCGAACACTTTCAAAGGCATCTCTCGCTGCATCAAGGGCTGGGGAAATAGCACCAACAACCCGATCAGCACCAGCTACAGCCGCCGCTTCTCCAATTTGCAACACACCCTGCAAACTGCGTATATCTTCTACAGCACCAGCCAAAGCGAGTAAACTATCCATATCAAAAGCCTCCTGTATAGTGAAACCTCGAACAGTGTCATCTCCCACACACACTGCAGCATCCAAGATCAAATCAAAATTCTCACCAAAGTTAGGATTATCCCACGCAACACGCAAATCTTGCATTAATTTCTCAACTTGAAGAAAACCACACGCCATGTAATCTTGTATACTAAGCTCAGGACCCGGATTAGACTCGATGCCTGCTCTCAACAGTTCTTGCCGAGTAACGTCAGGATCACCATCCACAGAATCTTCCTCAACATCACCATCATTATACACTCGACTCATCATTGTTCCAACAACTACTGGCGTGGGGTATTGTGTAAACACTACAGCTTGTGGGAAATAAATATGAAAATCATCCCCAACACTATGATACAAAAAAGAACGAATACCATGATAGCCATAAATATCCCTAAATTCAGCCCCCGAAAATTCTTGAGTTGCAAACCCTATATTAACCGCTGGGAAATAAACAGGTGTACGCTCAATAGCCGGATCGAATGGTGGTTGAAAGGCACTCAAGGGACCACGCCTATAGTGTGGCACCTCAACAATATTCTGTGGTGTTTCATTAACATTCCACTGCAAACCCCCACGAAAGAGGTTGTCGAGCGACGCTGTAGCTGGATAAACCACTGCAGCATCCAATGATGGCAATAGATCAACATCGAAATCAGAATAGGCAAAACCCGACACACTCACGGCCTTACCAGCATTCGTTGTAATTGTAAGTCGGTTGCCACCCGAACAAAAAACATAAGATATCGCCAAAAACATGTGCGTACGACCACAAAAAGCCGGAGTTCTCCAAACTTGAGTGAACGTAGTGTTATCCAACGCACTAGTGACGCATTGATTCTCACCTAAACGATATTGAGAAACAAAACATGGTCTCCTCAACAAGCTAAGAACATTCATATGGTCACTAACAATATGGCCCTTCATTGATTTACCATCTGGAGCAAAAGCCAACTGCTGCGTTGAACTCCCTCTAGCTGTGTCCGATGCCACTCTATCACTCTGCAAAACGCCTGTGAAAGCCTTCTTAACAGTCATATGTGGACTCAAAGCTTGAATCCATATCGAATAACTAAGAGCTTGTGACGCAGTCGCAGGCGCCCTAAGAACATTCCAAACAGCAACTCTAACAATGCCCATACTATTGGAATTGCGCAACATCCGAAACAATGACGAATATGGCACAATTAATTCCATAGACGTTTCGGTCGCAACGTTCATTAAAGCATGTGGAAATTGAGTGTAAGAATTGAATGTTTGCCCAGACAAATTACCAGCATGTGGCAATGGAACCCAAAACAAAATCAAAGACCCTTGATGGAATTGGGTCGGGTTAATACGAATGGTTATTTTGAAACCCATCCGAAAAAACTCATGATAATTATGAAAACCCGCAGGTGCCAAAGAACTCGACCAAAAATCAAGGGGCAAACGAACCTCACTCAGTGTAGCTCCTACAACTGATGAGGTGGGAAACAAATTTCCTGGCGACAACAAATATTCACGCTCCATCACATTATCAGTGTCCGCAGAACGTACATTTGCTACTGTACGTACACCTTCACTCGTGTGTTCCACATACCCTTGCTGAGGTGCATGCACCGGAACAGCAACAGCAACATCTCTCACAACTTCACTATCCATTTGGTAAATTCCTTGAAAAGAAAATTTCGTCAATCGACTAAGTTCCTTAGGAACCTTAAATTCGAAATCATCCAAAGCTGAAATATAGACATTTATGTCAATGGATCCAGCAACTGTGCCATTCGTAATAAGAGCATTTTGAACAAACAAATGAATAGTACCCAAACTATTGTCCAACGTAAAGCCTGCAATATCGCCTGGCAAACTGGTACGCAAATAATCGGCACGGGCAACAAAAGGAATATCCATGGATGTGCGATTAGTTACACCCAAATCGATAGTAGCTGCGGTACAATTACGCGCCTGCACAAGTGTTAAATTATCCAAATTTGGATTAAAAGCAATAAACAACTGCCCTTGATGAAAATGAGTTGGCAGGCATTCAAAAGTGAACCGCAATCCTCCACGCCAAAAAGTATAAACACTTTGAAAATACGAAAGCACCGTATTAAGTGCAACTGTGTTTGGCGGCGTAACAGTAGTGGCACACATAGCTGGCGAAACAACATACTTGGCCAACAGGGTTCCACTCCCAAACAAAGTGGACCAATTAACAATTTCAATCCGCGAATCAACCTTTAAACGATTCAACAGAAATTCTCCTTCTGCCGCCGAATCATGATCCAAAACCGCTGCTTCATCTCCCATCATATCTCGAATGCTCAACGCGCACGAATTCAAGGGCGCCGGTAAATCCACAACACCCATATTTCCAGCCTCTGAATTAATAACTGAAGGGGTGTCCTTATAAGAACCATCACCAAACAAAGTTTTTGCAATCTGCCCGACAACGGGTATCGATTCCACAAATTTTTCTGCTTTGCCCAAAAGTGGTTTTGCAACACCACCCAATAACGTTGCTGCCACTTGCTCCATTTGCAAATGGCCTTCCCATCGCTGTTGAAATTCCCGCTTTGAATGGCGCGGAATTTGCCACATATTACCAAATTCACGCTGTTGACGTTGCGCAGCTAGCAATCGCTGATAAGCACGAACTTCATCCATTGTCTCACATGGTCTATCCCTTCCAGGAGTAATCATTGCACACTCCTGCATCAAACGCTCTCGAACCAAAGATTTCACACTCTTAAAGTCAGTAGACGCAAGGGTTATATCTTTAGTTGTAGCCATGATGAAATTGTAGAGAAAACGTACAAGTTGTCACGTAACCAACGCCGCTAAAAACTCATGGCCGCGGTCGACCATGTGTATTTATACACCCCATCTGGGCCTACACGCATGCACCACAACCTTGACAACTAAAGGTCAAATAAAGAAAAGTAGCTTTTAACTCACGTCGTCACACAAATCGAGGAGTACGTTACCGCACTTTATTCCCAAACCGAGACTTCGCCCTTTCAATATCATCACAAAAATTGATCCAGTCCCAATGCACCGCCGTTCAGAGGCTCCGCCAAAGACAGTCCTCTCATCGTCTACAAAATAAGGTACAATAGAAAAACCAGAAGAGACAAGTCTCTACTGCTATCCGAGTTACTGCTCGTCAGCTTGGTGGGTAAAAACCCACCAAGTATCCCCGTGAGATCAGCACGGGTACTGATTAAAACCCGATTTCCCTTCGCTCCCCGCAGCTCTTTCCTTTTACAAGTATGAGCTACGGATCACCGTTCTGGGTCCGCTACGTTTCCG